TCAAGCCGTCACCGGCGGGTCGTAGTTGCTGATCAGCACCTCGCCGACCTGCTTGTTGGTCGACCTGGAGCACGAGTACCTGGTGGCCACCGCCTCGATGCGGAAGGACGCGAAGATCCCGCGCACCTCGGGCACGTCGTTGAGCGAGAGTAGGAACTTGCCCTCGATGCCGGCGAGCTGGCTGGCCAGGCTGGCGAAGTCCTCGCGTGAGAACAGCTCCTTGCCGTAGTAGCCCTCCATGCCCCAGTACGGCGGGTCCAGGTAGAAGAAGGTGCTGGGCCGGTCGTAGCGGGCCAGGAACTCACCATAGGGCAGGTGCTCGATGTTGGCCCTGGTCAGGCGCAGGTGCGCCTCGGACAGATCCTCCTCCAGGCGCAGCAGGTTGACCCTGGGCCGCATCTGCGGGCCTCCGCCGAAGGTTCGGCCCACCACCTTGCCGCCGAAGCCCATGCGCTGCAGGTAGTAGAACATGGCCGCGCGCTGCACGTCGGTGAGGCCGCCGGCGGCCAGCTGCCGCGTCCAGTCTTCCCACCATTCGCGGCTGGCCAGCATCCATTTGAACTGCCGGCAGAACTCCTCAAGGTGATGTTTCAACACGCGGTAGAAGGTGACCAGGTCGCCGTTCAAGTCGTTCAGGGTCTCGTACCGGCTCTCCGGCTTGCGAAAGAACACCTGGCCAGCTCCGGCAAAGGCTTCGCAGTAAGTCTCGTGGGGCGGTATGCGGGGGATGATCGTCTTGGCCAGGAGGCTTTTGCCTCCGATCCAGCACAGTGGGCTCTTGGACATGGTCCATCCTTGAATGTTGCGCCTCCGCCTGCTACTTCTCCGGCAACCCGTGCACGGGCCGGAGAGCGGCTTCGGCCGTGGTCGGATGTTCCCGCATCCGGCCAGTGGGGGCGTCTCAAGCGCCCCTGCCTCTCCCATCCAAATGCTGGAGGGGCCAGTTTGCGAAATTTCGCAAGTTGGCCCCTCCGCTGCTATAAAAACATACTACTCTGGCGGGTTCGCCGCCGCGCGTGCTTCCACATAGGCCAGGTACTGCTCCACGGCCGCCATGCTGGCGGGCAGGCGCAGCGCCTCGCGGTGGGCGGGCACGCTCACTGTGACCACGCCCAGCAGTTCGCCGTTGTCGCCGTAACTCGGCAAGGTCTCGGTGTAGGCCGGGATGTCGACAACCACGGTAGGAAACGCCGAAGGCGCGGGGTTGCCGGAATCGGCCAGGTACGCCTCGCGCGCGGTGTCGTCTCCGTACCAGTCGATCACGGCCAGCCCGGCGCAGTGGGCCGCCACGAACTGGATGGATGCCTGGTCATTGGTGTTGTGCAGAACAATCATGTGCACCTCCTATGCATTGATTTTAAGCGGGCCGATCACCGCGCCCGCACCGCCAGCGCCAGCACCAGCACCGCTGGCGGGCGTTCCGCTTGCGCCGCCGTTGGCGCGGATGGTGCCCGTGAAGGTGTTCGTCCCGGCGTACATGGTGAGGACAGCGCCTGCGCCGGACCCGCCGCCAGCTCCGTCCACGCCCGAGCAGGCGTTGCCGCCCTTCTTGCCGTCGGACGCGATCAGGCCGCTGCCGGAGAGGTTGCCGCCCACAAGCAGGATCAGCAGGCCGCCCGTACCATCTTCGCCCACGCACAACGACGAGTAGTTCGACGTGCCCGCCGGGTTGCCCGCGCCGGAGCCGCCGCCGTCGGAGCTGGGTCCGCCCTGGCCGCCGTAGGGCGAGGCGGGGCCTTGCAAGGCGCTGTTTTCATCCCCGCCGCCACCGCCACTGCCACCGGAGAAGCACGTGGCCGCAGCTCCGGCCCCGCCGGTCTGACCGGAGTTGGGGTCGTTCTGGCCAGCGCCTCCGCCGCCCGGCGCGTTGGCGGCAGTGCCGCCGTTGGCGTTGCTGGCACCGGCTGCACCGGCCCCGCCGATGCGCGGGATGCTGACCACGATGCCGTTGCCCTCAACGGGCAGTTGGTTGGCTTCGGCCTGCACAGCGGCGACGCCGCACCCGTACATATGGTCCGTGGACACGTCCGTGTCCGTGAAGCCTACGGCCAGGCGGCGAATGGTGATGCCCGTTGCGGGCACGGCGTGGCCGTCGCTGGGGGCCACGGGCGTGTAGGACGAGGTGCTGGCGTCCGCCGGGTTGGCCTTGCAGCCCCGCCCGGTCATGGCCAGCGTCCCGTTGATAACGCAGTCGTCCTTGACGTAGACGATGAGCCCCCGGCAGCGGTTGGCCGTGGTCAGCAGCGCCCCGGCGTTGATGGTGAGGCTGTTGTAGTGCATCACCACCATGTCGCCGTCCGTGGTGGACGGGATGTTGGTGTTCGCCGCAATGACCACGTCCCCGTCGTGGCCGTCGCCGAAATAGTTGCGCGGGCCGCTGCGCCGCCGGATGCTCGGCAGACTGACGTGCATGGCTAGCCCCAGGCGGCCACGGAGCCGCTTAAGCCGTACTTGATTTCGATGCCCAACAGGCGCGCCTTCTTGGCCATGGTGGTGCCGCCACCGGCATAGTCGGCGTCGCGGGTGATTTTGCAGTGCAGGCGCTTGCCCGCCGCCAGGGTACCGCCCACGGTGATGGCCGCCGAGGCCGCGCTCACGTGCTCCGCCGCTTCCAGCCCGGCCAGCACCTGGTCAGCCACCAACACGGCAGCGCCCAGGGCGCGGTCCAGTGTGTCTCCGTCTCCAGTCGCTCCGAAGGCCACGTTGAAACCGACGTAATGCCCGGTAGTAGCCCCACCTTCGCCGGGCTTCCAGTGGAGCTTCACCTTGACGGTGTCCCGGTCCCAATTTTCGGGAAGCTTAAAGCTAAACTCTGCAGACTGGTCCGAGCTGGCGCTGAAATCCAGGTAGTCGTCATTGATCTTGTTGGCCGCCAGTTCCTCGGACGCCTGGGTGGCCCCGGCTGTGGCGGAGGGAATCATCGCCCCGGCACCGAAGTAGGCCGTTTCAAGCCGCGCCCCATTCAAGGCGTTGATGAGGTCGCGGATATCCTGGTGGGCGGACTCCGACTCGTCATGAGCAGCCACGCCCGAGGCTATCTTCGCGTCAATAGTCTGGTTGAGCTGGGCGTCGTCCTCCGGGTCAAGCTCGATCCCAGCCGACTCAATGACGTTGCAGACCTCCTCCTGGAGCGTGGTCATGAACACGGGCGTGACGACCGTCGCCGGGATGTTGGCGGCGGGGTTTCCCCCGGTGAAGGTGCGCTCCGGAGTTGCAGTTGCGTGATTGATCCTGTCCATTATGCCTCCTCGGTGTATGCAAATTGAACGATGGCATGGGCTGGAGCGCGTCGGCGCACCGTGCACTCGAGCAGCTCGTCTCCCCAGCTGGCCAGGGGCTCGCCCACGCAGGACTGCCCGGTCGTGAAGCGGCGAACCGGCGACTCCCCGGCATGCAGGCGGAAGCAGTGCGACCAGTCCTCATGGCAAAGCGCCTCGCCCACGGAGGACACGCCGACCTGGAAAGGACGGAACTCCTCCACGAGGGGTTCCGGGTAGCCCAGCACGCGGGCAAGGGCCTCATAGTCCGCCGGGCGCTGGCCGCCCCGGTCGGTGAGCCTGCCATGCACCGCGGCCCGGCGCTCGGCCATGGTCTGCGCAGCAGCCGCACAGCCGTCCGGGAGACCGCACACGCGTTCCCAATCCGGCAGCAGCTCCGCACTGGTCCTGGGGTCGCTTTCCACGACCAGGTCGGCGGCGCGGCCGTCCACTCTGGCCAGCTCCTCGGCCTCGGCCTGCAGGAGAAGCGACCAGATGCTGTCTCCCTCGCGCGGGAGCGCGGACCCAGGAGGCTGAAGGGCCACAAGCAGGCTCAAGTACTCGGTTGCGGACAGCATCAGGCGCTCCACTCGATGTCGCCGACCACCGCGATCTCGCCGGCGGCACAGATGACGTCGCCTGCAGGCGCGAGGAGCACGTGGTCCTCTTCACCCACGGCGATGCTGATGGCCTCGCGGATGTGGCTGACGAGGATGGTGCCGCCGGGCACGGCCTCGGTGCGCAGCATGTCCGCGATCTCCGCCTCGACGGCGGCGCGGACGCTGGCCAGATCCGGGGTGAGGCGAATGGAAAGGCCCAGGGGCTTGGGGATGGGGGCCACGGCATACACGCGCGCCGTCACCGGACGGAGAGCATCAAGAGCCGCCTGCACCGTGGCCACATCCCCGGCCAGGGGAATGCCGTCGGCGTAAGTGGCGTCCATGACAAAGCGGACCGTCACCGTGCCGACGCCCAGCGCCTGGCCGACGGCCCAGGCGCGGGTGACGCCGGGCACGGTGAGCGCCCAGGTCTCATAGTCCGCTGCGGCCCCGCCGAGCAGAGGAGTGCGGATGCGCAAAAGCAGCCGGTCGCGCAGGGAGGCGTCGGTCTCGGTGTCCGCGCCGCCGGTCAACTCGCTTTCGGCCGTGGCCTGGGTCTGCACGCCGGACAAGGGCGACACGAGGTTCAGCAGGGTGCCGGAGCTGGCGTTGCCGTCCGCCCCGGCGGACACCGCCTGCACGGCGACGATGGCCACGCCGGCGGCGACAAGTCCCTCTTCCGTGGTGGCGTACTCCACGCCGTCCGAGCGCAGCAGCGAAGTGCCCACGGGTATGGCCGATCCGTTCACCCCGGCGAAGCGAGCCTGGCCAGCGGCCATCGTCGCGGCCTTGCGCGGGATGCCCCAGATGCTGGCCCAGCGTTCAAGGTGTTCGAGCTCCGCCGTGTCCGGCATGAGCTGCAGGGACTGCCAGTCCAGATAACCGTACAGGCCATGAACCGCGCCAGAACGCACGGTCGAGAGCACCCCAACGAGGGAGCGCCGCAGGGCGGGATCCACGCCGGGCAGGCGCGCGGCCGTGTCGGCCTGGGTGCGCGAAATGAGGGTGGCCAGGTCCGGGCGTTGAAACGACATTACACACCCTCCCACAGGTTGTTGAACAGGTATTCAAGGCGGGACCCGTCGGGCCGCTCGATCTCGACGAGCATGCCGAGTACGCCCTGCCGGGTTATCTCGGGGGTGACAAGGACGGAGCGGGCCGCGCCATCCGTCACGAGCCAGGCCAGCGCCTCTTCCGCATACTCCTTGGCCCTGGCCAGCACAGACGCCAGCTGCTTCTCCCGGCTCAAGAGCCAAAGCCGGGAGCCGAAGGAATCCGGCAGCTGCCCATAGGCGTCCGCCCACCAGCCGCGACGGTCGGCGCTGCCGTCGGGGATCTCGTCGTCGTCCTTGGCGCGGGCGTCCAGGAACAGGGACAGGACCACGGCCGTGCGCAGGGTTCCGTCGCTGGCCAGGTCGCCGCCCTCGACGCGGATGTCGCCGGACATGTTCTTGAAGGCTATGGCAATGTCCATCTACTCCACCTCTGGCGGCTGGATGCCATGCTCAACGGAGGCCGAGAACGTGGCGCCCTGCTTATAGGTGTCCGTGCGCCAAGTTGTTCCGCCCTCGAAATTCGTCGCCTCGCCGTATCCCGCCACGTCCGTCTCCAGACGCGTGTCGGCGTGGATCTCCACCTCGCCACCGGAGAGGCGCAGCAGTTCCTCTCCGCGCAGGTCGACCACGCGGCCGCGCACCTCGATGACGCCGCCACGCATGAGCACAATCCGGTGGCCAGGGACTTCCTGGTCATCGAGGGTGTAGAGCGCGACCTCTCCGCCTTCGAGGCCTTGGAGCCGGTAACGCCGGTCGTCCACGGCGATGATCACAGCGTTAGAGCGGCTGCCGCCCACCGAAAGCAGAAGACCCTCGGCGCCAGGCAGGGGCACGCTGGTCAAACCGTACTGCTGGAACCGCTCGATGCGGTCCAGGATCTCGTCGGCCAGGGCCTGCACCTGCACCTCCTGCAGGCCGCCAGCGTCGTTCACGACCTGGAGCACAGCCCGGTTGACGAGCTGGGCCAGGCGGCGGCGCACCGGGTCAAGCATCTTGTTCACCATGCGCATCATGGCCAGACATTCCCCTTCTTTGCCTCAGGAACCGGGAGCAGGCGGAAAGCCTCCACAGGCTGGAGGGTCAGCTCGCAGCGGGTGCCCTGGTCGTCCAGCGTGTAGGCCACCTGGACCACGAGCAGGCTCTCGTCGATGCCAATCCATACGTCGCGCACCGGGACAATCTGGCCGGGGGCCCAGAGCCCGGACTCGTGCTTCCATCCGCATACGGTGTAGGCGATCCGGCGTGAGCGGCCATAGCGCACGCTGGCTTCCCACTGCGCGCGCTCCCCGGCGCTCTGCCCCTCGGTCTGGGCATCGGTGATGATGGTGAGCGGGCGGTGGCGCGGCACGCGCGGATCCATGGCCCGGCCCTTGGCGTGCGCGGCGGCCGTGCCCCAGCCGTCCAGGCCGACGCCCTGACCCTTGATGGTGTAGGTGGAAAACCTGTCGCGCATGGTGAACAGGGACTTGCAGGCGAGGATGTTCGTCCCCAGCTCCAACACGGTGGCCACGCGCTTGCCCATTCCCGCCCTGGTAAGCACCAGGCGGCCCTGGCCATCGGTGACGAGGAGCACGGCCCGGACCTTGGCTGCGGCCTCCAGGGTCTCGTACACGCTGTCGCCCTCGTGGTTCTTGAGCAGCCGGAAAGCCGAGCCGGTGTCGCACTCGGCCACGACCTTGATGCCGAAGGGACGGCACAGCGCCTCCGCCACCTGGAGCAGGTGGCGGCCAGCGAACTGAGTGGACGGTGCCGAGCAATCAACCAGGTCGGCGGTCTTGTCGCGCCCCGACACCGTGAGAGTGTGATCCTTCTCGGTGTATTCGGGTGGCACGTCGTCCACATATCCGGTGATGACGGGCTCCCCGTCCACGAGCACACGACACGGAGCGCCGGGCTTGATGGGCCGCGGGATGTTCTGGCCGGGCCAGCGCTCGGTGACGGCAAGTTCAAAGCTGCCGGCCACCTGCTCCAGGCCGCGGCGGATGGTGATGGAGGTCCAGCCTCCATAGAGGCTGCCCTCGATCTCGAGGCGAACGTCATACGCCGGCATCAGACAGCACCTCCAAAGTCGTTCCGCCGGGCACGGCCCCAGGGTGGCGGACACGGTTGCGGGCCACGATGTCGGCCTCGCGCATGGCGTCGCCATGGATGCGGTGGGCTACCACCAGGGCGGGCATGGTGGCGGCGAGGCGATAGCTGGACAGGCGCGGCAGCTGGGCGGCGCGGGTGCCCAGGTCGAGCACCACGGCCGCGCGCAGGTCCGCGATGCAGACGTAGACGCGGTCGGACGACCTGGCGGCCACGGTGTCCATGGCCTCGCAAAGCGTCTCGCGCACGGCCAGGGCCTCGTCGGCCGAAGCGTATACGGCCTGGGAGGAGGCGCGGGCCGCCTCGGCAATGGCCACCTGCTGTGCCAGGTTGTCCACGGCGGCGAGATTGACCTGGTTCTGCGCCTGCACGGCCGTGGCGGCGACGGGCACGGGCCCGACCGATGCCGTCGGCAGGTTCTGGCTGGCCAGGCCGCTGGCCACCGAGGCGCTCTTGGCCGGGGCCAGGCTGCCCAGGATGCTCAGCTCATCGGTGAGCCACCCGGCCAGACCGGAAGGCATGCCGAACAGGCTGGCCAGGATGTCCTTGGAGCTTTTGAGCTCCCCAAGCGGCGCGCCAACGGCGTCCCTGAGGCCGCCGAGCACCTTGTCGATTCCAGCCTTGGCGCCGGAGAGCAGCCGGGCCGGGCCGGTGATGCGAAACTTGTCCGCAAAGTCTTCCTTGGCCGCATCGGCAAGGGCGTCCGAGGCCTTGCCCACGCCCCAGACGGTATCCTTCTTGGTGTCCGGAGCGATCTCCAGGCCCGCCTCCACGAAGACGACGGTAAACCTGGCCATGCCGCCCTCGCGCGTTGTCTCGCGCAGATGCGCTTCGCCATCGACCTGCACGTTCTGCGTACCCAGATAGGGATGCACCAGGGTGCCTGGGCCGCCCTTCTCCAGGGCCTCGCGCAGGCGATCGCGGGCGTCCATGTAGCCTGAGCCGATAACGTAGAGCTCCAAGGTGAAGCGGCGAGCTTTGCGACCTAAATCCTCGGAGTATGGCACATCGCGCAAAGGGTATTCATGCGTCAGCGTGCGGCGCCCCAGAACGTGGTCGTGAGATTCCGTGACGAAAGGCACGCCCCGGAAGGAGCCGGGCCGAAGGCCGTCGCGCCAGGTAGGAGTCTTCTCGGCCATTAGTCGGCCCCCATGTAGAGGCCCGTGTCCACATCCGCGGCAAAGCCGCTGGTGCGCAACTCGCGGACCGTGGCCGGGCCGGAGACCTCGATGCGCAGATGCGCCTCCTTCTTGTTGACGGCGTTGGCGATGTCCTCGCCGGTCAGCCCCTTGCCGAGGGCCTCGCCACCCGCGCGTCCCGCGAAATATCCGATGGCCCCGCCGAGCAGCCCGCCGATGGCGGTGCCGATCCCCGGCGCGACAGCGGTGCCGATGGCCGCGCCGATCTTCGCGCCGCCCCAGCCACCGGCCAGGCCGCCAAGGCTGGCGGTTGTGGTCTTGGTCTTCTCGGCCGTGGAGCCTTCTCCGGACCAGGCATTGTAAAGCTCGTAGCCGGTGCCGGCCACGGCCAAGGCCCCGCCAATGCGTCCCCCCCACTTGGAGGCGGCGGCCCATTTCCCGGCACGGCTCCCGCCGCCGGCCAAAGCCGCACCGGCCGCGCCGCCGGCACCGCCGCCGAGCTGGGCAGCAGGGGCGTTGACCACATAGACCGGGATGGGGCCGGTGATGCCACCGGCCAGACCGCCAGCGGCTTTTCCGGCACCGCCCTTGAAAAAATCGTACAGCCCCTTGCCGCCGACCCAGGCCTTGCGGGCGAGCACCAGACCACCGAGGGCCACGGCCACGCCGGCGATGCCCTTGATGACCTTGCCCGTGGTCTCCGGACCCAAGGCGTTGAGCGCATCGGCTGCGGCCTGGATAGGCCCGGCCAGCTGGTCGTCGGCAAAGCTCTTCCAGACTGTCAGCAGGTTGGTCAAAGCACCGGCCGCGTCCTTGGCCGCGCGGGCGGAGTCCCTCGTGGTCGTGGTGCCATCGGCCTGCACGTTCATAAATTTGTCCAGGCTCTCCAGAGAGCCGGTGCGCTGAAATTCCGAGGCTGCGGAACTGAGCGCCCTCACGGCCTCGGCGTCGAAGATCGTGCCGAGTTTGACCTTGTCGCCCTTGGTCTTCTGGATGATCTCGGCCATGATCTCATTGATAGGGCGCAGAACGCGCTGCCCCTGCTTAAGCTTTTCCGGGTCAAATACGGTGATGCCAGCTTTTCCCAGCAGCTTGAGCTTGGCCGGGTCGGTCAGGGTGCGTATCATGGCCTCCCAGGCCGTTGCAGCCATCTCCGAAGAGCCGGTGCCCTGGCGGATGAGCTGGAGGGCCGCGCCCATCTCGCGCATGGCTTGCACACCGGAGCGCCCACCAGCCGTGTACGCCGTGATGACGCGAGGGCCGAGGGCCGCCAGGTTCTGGAGCGTGAAAGCTCCGGCCTTTCCCTGCACGTTCAGGATATCCAGGGCTTCCATCACCTTCTTGGGGTCCATGATGCCCTGCTTCTGGAACTCGGCCAGGATCTCGCCGATGTCCTTGCCCTGGGCCCCGGTGGCTTGGATGGCCAGGCCGATGTTGCGGATGTTGTCTTGCGCGAACTTGAGGTCGCCGGTCTTCTCCACGATGGCCTCGATGGCCGAGGTAATCTCGCCGGGATCCACGCGGATATCTGGAGCCTGGGCGACGTCGTAGATGTCTTTCTTAAGGCCGCGCACCTGGTCGGCCGACACGTCGGCCTGGATGCCAAGACGAGTGAAACGTCGTTGCAGATCCATGACCATCCTGGCCGCGCCGGCACCGGCCGCACCGGAGAGCAGCGCCGTGTAGCGGTTGCCCAGGGCATCCAGCCCGCGCCCGGCCGCCTGCGCCGAGCGGCCGAGCAGGTTCATGTCCCGCTGGCCCGAGCGCGCGAGGCCGCCCAGGGCGGCCTCGTTGCGTCTGGCCTGGGCGGCGAGGTTGCCGCCCAGGTCCAGGATGATGGATGCGCGTATGGTCATGTGCTCTCCGGGGTGATCTCTTTCATGTACCGCAGCAGCCTGGTCATGGTCAGACCGTGGATCGCCGCTTCGGCCCAGCCGGTTTTCGTGGACAGGATCAGGGTGAGCCGGTGCAGGTTAGCCGCCCACCCCCGAATCTCGCCCCCTGTCCGTCAGCGCCTCCCCGGCCAGCGCGCTGTCCAGCTTGTTGGCCGCGGTCTGGAGGGCGTGCATGTCGCGGGGGCTCAGCTTGCGCAGGTCCGACATGGAGAGCGGACCCTCCAGGTTGCCGATGCGCACGATCTGCCGGCGCAGCATGCCCGCCCCGGACAGGGTAGGGCTGGAGACCAGGCGCGGACCGTCGAGAGTCTCCACAAGCTTCTCGCTTTCTTCCTGGGCGTCGATGACGTCGCCCGCCGTGGGCTCGCGCAGCGTGGCCTGCGTGAGGACGTCGTCACCGACCTTGATGCCGTCGTCGAGGGTGATGGTGAGGGTGGCCATGGGTTACGCCTCGTCGCAGCTGACGGAGGAGAACTTGAGCTCCACGGTGCCGTCCTTGGCGTCGAGCTTGGGAGTGTCGAGCAGGAAGGCCTCGCGCAGCACGAAGCGCGGGCCGCTGTCGCACTCGAAGCTGATGGTGGCGCTGGTGATGGCGCCGAGCTTCTTCAGGCTGGTGTCGGCGGTGTGGTAGACCTTGCAGGTCAGCTCCACGGGCATGGTATCCTCGCTGTAGCCCCAGGTCTTCCCCGCGCCGACCTTCGGATCGCGCTTCTCGCCGCCGATGTCGAGGGTGGCGGCTCCCTTGTCGGCGGTGCGCAGCTCGGTGCCGTCCGCCCGGATGATGGCTTTGCCGGTGATCTTGGTCATGGTGCCCTCCTACAGGATGAACTGGGTCAGCATGGCGAACATGCGGAACTGGTTGACCAGGTCCGGCATGGCCAGCGTGTCCAGGCGGTTGCGGTTGTCGGCGTTGCGCTCCAC